CTCTTCTCCGTGACATCCGCCGCATGACCCGTCCACTGGAGTGGGCTTCTGTACACGAAGAGTTCATGTACGAAACCTCTGGCGCAGGCATCCGTGGTGTGTACGCTCTTACAGAAGCCGTAACCACACACATTGACAGTGTACAGACTGCTGCTCTGCGCGAGTACTACAGCCACGCAGCGGCTAGACTGAACGCACTACAACACGAACGGGGACAAGGCTTTGACCTGCGCCGCTCGTGTTTCGCAGAAGCGGCTACGCAACTGGTACTGCCCACACTGGTGCTGCTCACTGATCCGCATCCGTTTCGCACGGCTGTTTACAGCGCATTTGTGAATTCAGGCAGCGAATACATTAGTAAAACTACCGAATTCATAAATGGTTACGCCAGTGTTATATCAGACTTGTTGGGCAAAAGTACACCAGACACCCATACATAAAGGGGAGGACTATATGGCAGGAATGCGCGATTACCTACTGTGGCTGAAGCAGAACCAAGAGAACACCCCCGCGTGGCGAGACGCAAAGCGGTGGCAGGATCGAAACCAAAGCCCACTGCCCAAACAGCAGACCCCCGAAGACACGCGGTCGGGTCTGCCTGATGGTCACGAACAGATTGAAGAAACGCCTGAAGAATGATCAAACGATTTCGTCATGTGCCGCCGTCGGTGGCATTGAGTGAGAGCATCACCGCAGAGACTGCTGCTGACGGGCGCAAGTACTCCACTCCTGATGGTGTGTTTCCGTCTGTGACCACTGTGACAGGGTGGAAGAAGCGTGCGTTCTTTGCAAAGTGGAGGCGTGACAATCCGGAAGAATCCCAACGGGTTCTGCGCCGTGGCACAAACCTACACAGCATCATCGAGTCGTACATCCGAAACGAGATGAGCGAGGAGCAGTACCGCAAGTCGTCCCGTGAAGCCACTCCGGAATGGGATATGTTCTGCTCCATGCAGCAGTACATTGACTGTATTGATCCGGTTCGGGCAATCGAAGTCCCCCTGTGGTCTACCCGTGTGGGGCTTGCAGGCAGAGTGGACTGTATTGGCGAGTACAACGGCAACCTGTCTGTAATTGACTTCAAGTCGTCCAACAACCCCAAGAGTCAGTCAGATATTTCAGACTACTTCATGCAAGCCACTGCGTACTCCCTTATGTGGCAGGACCGCACAGGCGAAGCAATTCCCCGCATCACAATCATCATGGGCGTGGAGTCCACAGGGGAATGCCGAGTATTTGAAAGTGAAACTCGGGACTGGATTCCTCCCCTTGTGGACGCGATACGGCTGTACAAACAGGAACAGCCGCAGACCACAGGCTGAAAACAAAGACTACATATTAGGCTTATGAACCGATTCAAGGAACATTTACTTGAAGGCGCAAAGTCTTCCACTGGCAAGAATCTCCACTTGGAGCATTTGGAGGACGAGATCATCAACAGTGGATACGCAGGGTTCCGAGCCGCAGCAAATGCCGTGTTGGGCATCATGGACACCCTTCGCGCAAACGCGCCTACAAACTACGACATCACCGTGAAATGGGACGGCGCACCCGCAATCATCTGCGGCATTGATCCCCAAAGCGGACGCTTCTTCGTGGGCACGAAGAGTGTGTTCAACGTGACTCCTAAACTGAACTTCACGAACGCGGACATTGACGAGAACCACCCGTCGCCTGGACTAAACGAGAAACTAAAGATTGCACTGAAGCACCTACCCAAACTAGGCATCACCGGAATTCTACAGGGCGACCTCTTGTTTGATAAGTCTTCTATGAAACGAGAAACCATTGAGGGCAAGCGGTACATCGTGTTTCAGCCAAACACCATTGCCTACGCGGTGGAAACCAAGTCCAAACTGGCAGGGCGAATGGCAGTGGCACAGATGGGCATCGTGTTCCACACCGCTTACGAAGGCGACTCCATTCAAACACTTACTGCTCGATTCAATCCGGATCTGAGTGGGCTGCGCAAGACTCGTGATGTGTGGTACGACAACGCCACCATGCGAATGGTGAACGGCGCAGGGCTGTTCACAGACAGCGACAGAGCAACCATCACCAACGCGCTTGTGAATTTGGAAGCCAAGGCAAAGGATCTGAAGACCATGTTTGCGGTGCTTGGGCGAGAAGAAGGCTTGCGTGTGCGACTCAAAGAGTACATCAACTCTCAAGTGCGTTCAGGCAAGACCACTGGTGACGCGGACGGCTTTGCCCACTTTGTGCAGAGTAAAGCAGAGGCTACCCGCAAGAAGCCGTCAAACAAAACTGTTCCCATGTACGAAATCATTCGCAAACACCGCAACCAATTGAATCGCCTGTTTGCACTACATAATGCGTTGAGCAAAGTAAAGATGGCAGTGTTGGACAAGATGGGCAAGATAGAATCGGAAGTCTCGTCTTTTGTTCGCCAAGGCAGTGGATACCGTGTCACTGCTCCGGAAGGATTCGTAGCAATTGATCGTATGAGCAACAGTGCAATTAAACTTGTAGACCGTTTAGAATTCTCACGAACTAACTTTACACTCCAGAAAGACTGGAAGAAATAAATTGTCTAACCAACAGTTGGTGTTCTGAGACACTGCGGGGAGGTGATCTTTAGTGGCTAGAAACTCTAAATCATCAGCGACCGGAGACAAGGCGAAAGCCATTGTTGTAGCCTTCGGACGCTTCCAGCCACCAACATCAGGGCACCAACTGTTGGTAGACAAGGTTATCTCTTACGCAAAGTCAATGGGTGTGGACTACGCGATGTTCAGCAGCAGAACCCACGACAAGAAACGCAACCCACTGCCTGCCCACCGCAAGTTCCACTACCTCAAGAAGTTCTTCCCTGACGGCAACTTCATTGACTCCGAGAAAATCAAAACCCCTGTCGATATGCTTGCCTATTTAGCAGAAATGGGATACCGGAAAGTGTGGTTGGTGAGCGGCGAAGACCGTTTCGCGGAGTACAAAAAGTTTAGACGGTTTTTGGATCCCAAGGCAACCACGCACATTCCACTACAGTCCATCGACTTTTTGGAAGCAGGCAAGCGCGATCCGGACGCAGAGGGAGTGCAGGGCATGAGCGGCAGCAAACTACGCAAAGCAGTTGCAGACGGTGAGTTTGATAAATTCGCAGGAGCCATGCCCCGTCGAGCAAACACGCGAGACGTGCGTGCGCTGTTTGATGAACTGGCAGCGGCACTGGTGGTGAAAGAGGGCGCAGACTACTCAAACATCTACCGCTGTGCTGCTATTCGGCTACTGGAGAGCGACAAGTACAAGCGGCGACCGCCCACTCCTGGACAGACCGGAGGCTTCTCCAAGCACAATAAACGGTTCCGCACCCCTCCGTGCAAGATTGACGAGGACTTGGGCAGGTGGTTCCGCGAGAAGTGGGTAGACATCTCACGCAAGGGCAAGGACGGTGGCTACGCGCCCTGCGGTCGGGCTGACGCGTCCAAGGGTGCGTACCCCAAGTGCCGTCCGCTTCACAAGGTAAGCAGCAAAACACCCGAAACGGTGGGAGAGATGGGCAAGGGTGAGCGGAAAGCCGCAGTGCGCCAAAAGCGTCGTATACAGGGGGGAAACCCTCAAGGAACGGGAAATACCCCCAAACGTGCCACGCACGCGAACATCAAGAAGTCTAAATAATAGACACCAAGGAGACAATCAAAAATGGAAAGCAACATGGTAAACAAACTCAGCAGCCTGCTTCGGCTGGGACTCGTAAGCAAGAACAACGTGCGCAGAGCCACCATGTTGTTGCAGCAGCCAGACAAGGCAATGAGCAACCCTGCGTACCGTACCCTCATGCAGGACATTCTTGTGGACATCATGGACCGCATTCTGAACAGCAAGGCACTGTACGCTGCCGTGCGTCAGAACCTTGTGCGCGAGCCTGTCACCGAAGACGTGGGCGAAGAGCGCACAAAGACCCTGCTCCGCAGTGGGCTAGTGCCAAAGAAGGACATCATGGTGGCACGTCGTGCCCTGTCCAGCAAGTCCAAAGCCAAGAGCATGGCAACAGTGAAAGCGTACCGTGAACTAATGATCGACCTACTGGACTCGATGGTGGGCAAGATCACAGGCAATCCCACCCTGTACAACGCGTTCAAGCAGACAATGGGCAAGCAGAAGGTGGAAGACATGGAAGAGTCGTTTGAGCAGCCCAACGAGGACACCATTGCAGAACTGCTGCTCCACGAAACAGCGGCAGAACTACTGGAAGCCAACAAGCCCACGAAGCCTGATCTGTGGGCGCAAGCCAAATCCAAGGCTCGCGCCAAGTTCAAGGTGTACCCCTCTGCTTACGCCAACGGATGGGCAGTGAAGTGGTACAACGAACACGGCGGTGGATGGAAGAGCGTCAGCGAAGGCAAGACCTTCTTCCGTTTGCAGGAAGAACTTGGATACGGAACCAGCGGAAAGACCAGTGATGCGCGAGAGAAATCCCGTCACCGTGCACGAAAACTGCGTGACAAACTTGAGGGCACAAAGGACAAGAAGGCAGTAAAGGAATCGGCACTAAACGAGAGCGAGTACAGCGAAGTGCTCACTGGCTACCCCAATCGTGGCGTGGACACCGACGTGGAGCCGGTAAAGTACGACGCTGATCGCCTTGCAAAGATCAACGGAGTCCTGACCGCTCTTGGTCGGTACACCTACCAGCACACTTCGGAAGCCATGACCCGCATCCGCACACGCCTGAACCTGTTCATGTTGGACTTCCAGTGGACTCCGTGGAAGTGGCAAGAAGGCAACACGGGCGTGTTCACCCTTGACGTGGTGAAGTTTGGTCGCGTGGACGGTGTTGACGCGTACACAGGCGAAGTTCGTATGGACGGCAGAGCGAACCCCATGAGCGGGTTCTCGGAGTACACTCTCACGGTGAACGTGAGCGTTTCGGACAACGGATTCTACTCCGTGCAGTCCAGCCTCCAGCCCAAGTTGAGCCTTGTTCCTGAAGGCACAGAGGCTGACGGCGACACCATTGAGGAAGACATACAGACTCCTGCCCGTGAGCGCGACATGGAACACGCGATTCAACGAGCCGAAAACAAGGCTTCACGAGGTTACGAAGCCAAGATGACCAAGACCGGCAAGGCTGCTGCTCGTGGACGCAAGCAGGAAGCCAAGCACGATGCTGCTGCACGCCGCCTGATCAAGAAAGACCAGAAGGAATACGCTTCGTCTAAACTGTACGGTCGCGGCGGCAAGGTGGTGAAGGAAGAAGCCGAACCCATTGAAGAAATGCACAAGGCAGGAGACACCGTGAAAGTTCCCCACAAGGGCAAGATGGTGCGCGGCAAGATTGTTCGTCACGACAGCGGCGGGAGCGGCAAGGCACAGCAGCACGGCGGTGGCTATGTGGTTGATGTTGGCGAGTACGGCAGCATCACTGTTCCTGGTCACAAGGTTGTAAAGGAAGCCGCTAGCGGATTCAGCCGAAAAACATTGGATTCGTATATTGCCAAGCGTGGTTCACAACTTTCGTCCATGTTGAGCGGACACACCCGTGGCAAGCAACTCACTGGCAAGCAGCAAGCGAATGCCGTGAAGGGTATCAAGGCGGCAATGGCTGCAAAGACCACGAACGAAGAGGTTGTTGACGAAGCCCTCATCGGCGGTCAGAAGAAACTG